TTCATGCGGGCCTCGAGGGTCACGAAGGAGGCGCCATGAAACGCCGCATCGCCTACAAGGTCATGTCCGACCCCGAGCGCTACCGCCCGGACACCGTGCGGCGGGCGCTGCGGATCGTGTGGAGGGATGCGCGGAAGGGGCGCCCTGCGGCTATCGAGATGACCGGGCTGGGCCGCCTGCTGCCGCTGCTGCTCAGCCTCTCGAGAGCCAAGAGTAAGAAGTGGCGGCGCATCGGTCGCGATGCTGCGAGAGCGATGAAGGGGTTCGGTGAAGCCGCACTACGCCTACGGGCAGCGCTCGAGAAGGGGTTGGTCACCCTGCCTACATCGGGACGCCTTGCCGAGGACCTGCAGCGCTACAGATGGGAGACCAGCAACGACCCGACGCCGAGGCACTGACGGCTACAGCCCCACCGAGGCCCTCGAGCCCTTCCGGATCTCGTTCAGCCTGACCCGGTTCCAGTCGCTGAACTTGGACTGATTCGGGATCTCCCCCCGCACCGTCGGGCTCGCCTGCATCCACGCGAGTTCCGATTCTTTGCGGGCGTCCGCCTCGGCGATGAGTCGGGCGCGCTCCTCGGCGCCCTTCTTGAGTACGGGTAAAGCGACGCACCTGCAATTATGCGTTATGATGCCGTTGGCCGCATACCATCCCGTCGCGGTCTCGAGGTTGTAGACATGGCCCGCAAATACACAGCTACCTACGCGGAGAACGCGCACCGCCTCAACCTGGATGGGCGCAACCTGCGAGAGATCGCCGAGGCCCTGGGGGGCGGCGCTGACAACGTCGGCAAGTGCCTCCGCGCCCATGGGTTCGAGTACATCAGCCCCAAGCGTACGGCGCCAAACGCCAAGGACTACGACCGGACCGAGATGGCCGTTCGATACCAGGCTGGCGAGAGCGTCAAAGCTCTGGCGGAGTTCTACGGAGTGCAGAGACAGACGGTCACGAACGAACTCAAGCGTCGCGGCGTCGAACTTCGCGGGCGTAGCGAGGCCATGTTCGTCCGCATGGCCAGTACTACCGAGGAAGAACGCAAGCGCCTTACCAGCGCCGCGAACGAGGCTGTCAGGGGCCACGAGAAGAGCGCGGAGTGGCTCGGCAACATCGCCAAGTGCGGGCGTCGGCGCGTCGGCAAAGGCGAGAAGGAGTTCGCGGGATTCCTCACGGCTCATGGAGTCGAGCACGCCAGGCAGGTCCCAATCGACTCGTACGAGATCGACATCGTCGTCGGCGCCGTCGCCGTGGAAATCCACAGGGACGCTTCCGGACCGCTCGCAAGCGCACACAGACGAAAGCGCGTCGAACACCTGCTGAATGCAGGCTACTCCGTGCTCTACGTCGGCTTCCGCTCTGTCGCTGAGATCGTGGCGAACGCGGAACACCTCATCGCCCACCTCGACGAGATGCGCCGGGATCCAGCCGCGCCGCGTGAGTACAGGATGGTTCGGTGTCGCACGAAGCGTTTCACCCGTGGCCGTAACGATCTCGGCCAGATCACCGCTGAACCATCGCCGGTACGCTACTCGTGCGAGATGACAGAGCGACACGTCGGTGTCACCTGGTAGGCACTGCCAGAGCTCCCCGGGGTGCCCACGGTCCCCCGCATCGGAGGCCACGGGCGGCTGGCTCCACTTGTAGATGTTGCCATCCAGGTCGGCATGCTCCTGGCGCACCCTCGAGTCCCCCACCGTACTCCACTGATACTCCTCGACCCCCAGCGACTCCATGCGCTGCTGGGCGATGGCGGCTGACAGGTTCGCGGTCTGGTCCCTGGCCAGAAAGCTCGCCTTGTTCCACGTCAGATCGAAGCGCTTCTGATACTCCTTGGCCAGGTCGAGGGTCGGCTTCCCTGCGGCGACGGCGCGCATGACCTCGTCCGCTGTCCGCTCCAGGGCGTCGAGGCCCTTGTCCAGCATGGAGCGGGAGAAGTCCACGTTGGCCAGCACCCATGCCCTGACGTCCTGGGAGGGGACGTGGGTGGCGATCGGGATTGTGAACAGCCGGGACAACTCCCGGTCCGTGGCGTCCGTGGTGTCCTCGTCGATCTCCCTGCCGATGAGTTCGAGGCCGGGGACGTCCGCCTCGACAATGTCGTCCAGCATCCCGCGCACGGCCTGGATCACGGCGGGGACGGAGGGCCCGGCGTCCATGCGGCGCGGCAGGATGACCCCGTCCACGCGCTTGGACAGGTCGCCCTTGAGCTCCTCCACCTGCTTGGACTGCTCGCGGATGGAGGCACGGGCGACGCGCATCACCAGGTCGAAGACGAACTGCCACCGGGACTGCAGTAGTTCGCGCTGCATGGTCTCCAGGCGGTCGGAGAAGCGGGGGACGCGGCCGGAGAAGGGGCCCCCGGCGCGCTTGGCGTCCGTGCGGCCCAGGAGCATCCGTCGGTCCCTGGCCGTGATGCGGGCACGACGGCGGAGGGCAAACTTGGCGGCGGCATCGACGTCTGCGTGGACGATGCGGGAGCGTCCGGAGACCCAGCCGCCCTTCACCTGGTAGATGGGCACGGGGCCTCCTCCTGCGCCCTGTACTGCACCACCTCGCCGTCTGGCCGCAGCCAGATCAGCCGGGCCAGACTCTGGCGCACGGCCGGGGGCAGGGCGGCCCACCTTCGGCGCAGGTCCTCGATGGAGTCCACCACCTCACGCACGGGGGCAAGGTCCACGGTGAGGCAGACGGTGGAGTCGTTGGTCACTCCTCGCCCCCGTCCTTCCGATTCGCCAGGAACGGGAAGGTGGCGACGACACGGTCACCGCGCCGCAGCTCCAGGCGGGAGGCGATCCAGCCCGGGGACTTGTCCTCGTCGCGCTCGGCCACCCAGTCGCGCTGTAGCTCCAGCAGGCGCCCGACGTCCTCGGGCCTCATGGTCTCGCTGTATCCCAAGGTCTCGTGGGCTCGGTAGCCGGGGAACTGCTTGGCGCTCACCATGTGGGCCAGAGCGCGCAGCAGCTTCTCGTTGAGCTCGCGGAGGGTCCAGCCGTCGTGCTCGAGCACCGCGGCCGTTCCCAGCACCTGCAGCCCGGAGGTCGCCATGCGCTGGGGGCTCATGGTCTCGGCGATGGGGCGGGCCAGGGCTTCCACCTCGCCGTCCCTGGCTGGGTCCACGTCGCCCAGGTAGAGCACGGTGACGTGCGGGGGCTCGTCGTGGGCCAGCGGGCCGACGATGGCCTCGGCCTTCCTGCGCCACTCTGCGTGCTCCTCGATGCCTGCCTGGGGGACGGGCACCAGCAGGCACAGGGAGTCCTCGCTGGCGTCTGCTCGGTCTTGGGCCTGCTGGGCGGCGATCTGCTCCTCGATCATCCTGCGCGCGGCCTCCTCCGCCGCGGGGTCATCGGGCGTCGGGGTTCGCGCGGGCTTGGGATCGTCCTCCACCGGCTGCATCGAGTGCCTGTAGCCCCCGGGCTGGGCGTAGCGCTGCTTCCTGATCTCGTCCGGGGTCAGCACCCCGTCCATGATGGCGGCGGCGTCGGCCTGGGTGTGGACGAGCCTGATATCGGCCTGCTCCTTCTCGGACAGATCGCCCAGCGGCAGGAAGTCGATCGACCACTCCTTGGGCAGCGCGTTGCGCTCGACGTGGTAGAGCACGGTCACAAGCTGGCGCAGGGGCGGCTCGTAGCGGTCGATCTGCCAATCGGCCACGGCCTGGTACCAGAGGGATTGCCAGCTGCTGCCGTCGGTGTTCAGCCCTCCGGGCGCCTCGCCGAACAGCAGGGTCACGGGAGCCCCGAGCATCAGGGAGAGCTCCAGGCGGGCGTGGTCGGAAATGTCCTTGTAGCCGCTGGGGTTCGCGGCCACGCGCTGGAAGTCGTCGCCCGGGGTGAGCAGCACGGACTGCGCCACCGACTTCATCATGTTGAGCTTGCGGATCTGGCTGATCCAGTTCGCGCTCTCGTCGCCCGAGGTACGCGTCGGCGCGATCTTGAACACGGCGATTGATAACTCCTGGGCGATGCGAGCCCCGGACGCCCCGGTCTGGGACAGGTTCCGGATGGAGTCCCACAGCATCTGTCCGATCGGGTCCGCGCCCCACGCCGCCGAGTAGCCCTGGTTGGCGAACGCGAGTTCGGAGGGGGGCAGGTCGTCGCCGTAGAACCGGAGCAGGCGAGAGGCGTGCACGTCGGTCAGGGACCGGCGGGGCTTGTCCTGGGTGCTGGAGTACCCCGTCCGCCTTGGCGACAGGTGGTAGTGGGTGGGCATCCCCAGGGGACCGGCCTCGATATCGCTGTTGTAGCGAACCGGGAAGATCTCCCGACGATCGAAGATCTCCAGGCGATGGATACGCTTCACCTTGTCGGGCCGAAGCGGCTTGTTGAGCGGGTCCGGGTCGTCGGTGACCATCAGAACCAGACACTCACCCATGGCGCGGCCCCATGTGTCGGCGCGGCGGAACACGCGGCGGACGTCAAGGTCCCGCATCGCCTGCTGTAGGGGGCGTTCCTCGTCGCTGTCGTCGGAGATGGCGCACCACTTCGCGGTCGCCCAGGACGGGTGCAGCTGGCAGATCCGCCGGTAGAGCCCGCCGCGGAGCATGGCCACGAGCTCCTCGGCCGTGAGGTAGTCCCGTTCGATGTTGGGACGGGCCTGGGCCCCGGAGTCGCGGTAGCCGCCGAGCCCGGAGATGGCGTTGCTGACAGCGGCCCCAGAGAGGTTCTGCTCGCTGGAGTACGTCGAGTCGGCGCGCAGGCTCGGGGGGGCGACAGGGGCGGGTGGGCCGATGACGAGGTCGCGAAGTCTTGAGCGGACGGACATGAGGCCTCCTGGCCAGAATGATAGCACCTAACCCAACATGTCGAACCAAGACCGCTGCGAGACCTGCCCCTCGTCCTCACGGGTCCAGCGCATGTGCAGCTGGCTGCTCGCGTCCATGTCATCGTCGTTGGCGCCCAGCGGGAAGGCGACGATGTTCTCGATGTAGTCGCCGACCCAGTGCGCGATCTCTGGCGCTGGGAGGATGATGGCGCCGGCCTCGGCTGCGCGCTGCAGGTACCTGGCTCTCGCCGCCTTGGACTTGTCCGAGCCCGGGGTGTCCTTGTTCGGATGGAACCGCACCAAGGCCACGCCCATGTAGTACGGAGACCTGGCGTCCAGGTAGTTCGTGCCGTTTGCCGTGTCCTCTACGAGGCAGCCCCCGGAGGTCCGGACGATGAACCTGGACCACTTGGCGATCATCGCGTCCATGGCGAGGAAGTATTCGATGGACCCCATGCGGGCGTAGGTCCGGTCGAGCAGATAGCGCTTGCCGTCCTTCCTCGCGTGGCACTGGATGGCGTTGTAGTCCGCCTCGATCGTTCCCTTCTTCGCGGCGTCCGCGGTGACCCAGACCTCGTCAGCGGTGGCGGCGATGTCCTCGGGCTCGCAGTGGTAGCGCTCGCGGAACCACTCGCGCTTGACCGCGCCGCCCTCGGACGGCGTCGGGTTCATCTCCAGTTGAGCCTCTGCGTGCCGACCCAGGGCCCGGCGGAGCTCGGCGATGACCTCGTCGGTGTGACGGGCCGGATGCAGGCGCTCCCCTGGCACCGTGCGGGGATCGTCCTCGGAGGCCTGCTCGTGCTCCGGGTTGTAGTGCATCGGCAGGCACAAGACCTTCCAGCCACCCTCGCGCAGGGCGTGCCCGGCCGGGTCGTTGACGTGCAGACGCTGCATCACCAGGGTCTTCGGGGCGTCCCGGGGGTCGTTGACGCGGGTGGTCAGGGCCTGGTCGATGATGATGTGGGCCTCGTGGCAGCGCTTCTCCACCGCCTCCGGGCCGCCGAGGATCACGGCCTTGACGTCGAGCGGGTCGTCGATGACCATCTTGTCGCCGCGCTTGCCGGTGACCCCGGTGCGCAGGGTCAGGCACTGGCGAAAGCCGCGCGAGGTGTTCTCGAAGTTGCGCTTCTCCTGCTGGTCCTGGGCGAACACCCAGGGCTTGGAGTCGTGGCGCCGGCACCACTCGGCGAGCAGTTCCTGATAGGTCGGATCCTTGAGGGCAAGGCGGGTGCGGCGGCTGTCCCTGGTGGACAAGTCATCGTCCCCGGTGAAGAACAGGCTCCGGCCCCCGGGGTTGAACAGCCACTCGTAGGCGGGGGCCATGACCGAGACCAGGATGGACTTGGCTGTGCCCGGGGGGAGCAGGATCAGCAGCTTCCGGTACTCGGGATCCCCCAGCATCTGGCGGTGGAGGTAGTGGCAGACCACGGACATGAACGGGGCCCACTCGAGGTCCCGGGGCTCGACAACCGGCCACATCAGGCGGACGAACGCCTCGAAGGCGCCGTCCCGCTCGTGGCGGAGGGCCTTCTCCATCAGCCGCGCTCGGATCTTCGCCTTCCTGCGCCTGGCCTTCTCGGCGCGGATCTGCGCCCTCCTGGCCTGGCGAGGGGTGGGCTCCTGCACGGCTACTCCTCCACCCCGTAGGCCCCGTCCTGCTCGTGCAGGTCGATGGCGTCCGCGCGGCCGTCAGCCTCCAGGGCGGCCAGTTCTGCGTCGAGCTCGGCGTCGGTCTTGTCCTCCAGCCCGTGGGTGACCGTGACGCCTCCAGCGTGCTCCACCGTGCTGCTCTTGCCATGGCCGGTGCGGTCGAGGGCCATGGTGGCGAGCAGGCGAAGTTCGTTGTCGTCCATCGCTCCAGCGTCCAGGCGCTCCTTCAGTTGTGCCAGGGCCTGGCCTGCGACCTCCCGTAGCGTGCGCCTGACCTGCTCACTGTGCTCGTCCAGGGCGTCCTCCAGCGCTGCAGCAAAGCCGGGCTGTCGCTTCCACTTTCGGATCGTCCTGGGCACGACGCCAGCGAACTCCGCGGCATTGATGTTGCTCTCTCCCACGGCGAGGGACTCGAGCGCGAGCCGCTGTTGCGGAGTGAACCTCACGTCCTCTGGATCGAACCGGACCACCGGAAGACGTTCCTCCCGCTCCGTTCGTTCGTTCGTTTCCCGTTCGTTCGTTTCTCCCGCGTTCGTTCGTTCGCCGTTCGTTCCGTTCGCTTCCACCCCGTTGCGCCTCTTGTCGCGAAACACCATGGCCCGGAGCTTGGCCCGGGGATGCCCGGTGCGGCTGGTGACCACCGAGTACGGGATCGGCTTGGGATACCCCTGCCGCTTCCCAAGCATATCCAACACCTGGTCTCGTTCCTTGGCGGACATGCGGGCCATCAGCAGTACCCCTCCCCGCCGCCGTACGGGCCTTCATGCCGCCGGCCAAGGTCCGAAAACGTCTGATACTCCCCACTCCACCCCATCTCGACCGTCCCCTTCGGCCCGTGCCGGTTCTTGCTCACGATGACCTCGGCAAGACCGCGCTTCTCGGTGTCGGGGTTGTACTCCTCCTCGCGGTAAATGAAGATCACCATGTCCGCGTCCTGCTCGATGGCCCCTGACTCGCGGAGATCCGCCATCCTGGGGCGCTTGTTCTCGCGCATCTCAACACCGCGGTTCAACTGGCTCAACAGCAGCACGCAGATCTTGAGCTCCTTCGCCAGCAGCTTGAGTCCGCGACTCATGCCGGCCACCTGCTGCTCTCTGTTCTGCCGCCTGTCCTCTGCCTCGAGCAGCTGCAGGTAGTCCACCACGAGCAAGCCCAGGTTCGGCTCGCGGGCCTTGAGGCGCCTCGCCAGGGACCGCAGGCGCGAGACGGTACAGGACACGTCGAGCCAGTGGATGGGCAGGCCGTGTAGCGCCTCCGCCGCGTCAGCCATCCTCGCGTGATCGTCCGTGCGGCTGGCGAGGATGCCGTTTCGGATCGAGGTGGTGTTGACCCTGGCCTCGGATGCGAACTGTCGATCAACGCACTGCTCGGCGATCATCTCCTGGTTGACGACGGCGACGGTGATGTGCTCGGAGGCCTTGCGGGCGATGTTGAGCGCAAGGGCGCTCTTGCCCATGGCGGGCCTGGCCGCAAGGACGATCAGGTCCCCGCCCCGTAGACCTCCCGTCTTCGCGTCGAGCTTCGGGAAGCCCGTGGACGTCCCCGCCACGGCCTGGTGCATCAGGGCCGCGGTCCGCTCCGCCTTGAGCTGGTAGCAGCGATCCACCACGTCGGCCTGCGTCCGCCACTCGTCGCGCACGGAGGACCCGGCTAGCCTCTGCAGCGCCTTCTCGCCCTGGGCCAGCACGTCGGAGACGTCCTCGCCCTGATAGGCGCCCTCGAGCAACTCGTGGGCGGTGACGATGGCGCGGCGGCGGAGGGCCCGGTCCCGCAGGAGGGCGGCGTAGATCTCGATGTTCTGGGTGGACGGCACGCCCTCGGGCAAGCCGGAGATGTACGCGGCGCCCCCGTAGGTCTCGTGGCCTCGCTGCACGGCGAGATCCACGGCGACCAGGGAGTCGCAGGTGGGGCGCTCGCCCTTACCGTTGACCTCGGAGATCAGACCCCAGAGCTGTCGGTGGGCCTCGCGGTGGAAGTCCTCGCCGTTGACCTCGTCGCGGAGGATGAGCCAGCAGGAGGGGTCCAGGAGGCAGGCGCCGAGGATGGCGCGCTCTGCGTCGAGGGAGGAGGGGATCTTGCGTTCGGTCATCTGCTCATCCTCCATTCGTACAGCACCCGCGCCTCACGCTCCGCGCCCTCTGCGAGGCATCGTCGCTGGTGCTCGTTTCGTCGTCTCATCGTAGCCGAGATCCGCTGTCGTCTCCGCTGCTCGCGCAGGACCGCCACACAGGCATCGTGGGCGTCCCATTCGCAGGCGAGGCGAGCGAGGATGGCGGCT